AGAGGGGGAATACACGGATTGCATCTTTTGACAAACAGGGATAGATACATGATCAGACGCGCGCGTGATTTGCAGGACGAATTAACACGGCTTCGTGAATGTCTGAAAGAAACGGAGATGCAGACCATCAGCAGCCCGAACATGGACGGCATGCCAAAAGGCGGCGGCGACGCAATGACGCGCAGGATTATCCGCAAAGATAAGCTTGAACAGAAGATCAGAACGGCAGAACGTGCGTTCAAACGGTCTCAGACCATCGGAAGCAAGGCGCTGCGCAATGTGAAAGCGCCGCTTCGGATGTTCTGCGAGGCGTATTTCTTTGAGTGCGCCAGCTTTGAAGAGTCGTGCAGTTATGCGCGTATCAGCGAAAGAAGCGGCGACGGATACCGCGCGATGATCAACCGGGAAGACGAATAAAAAAGACCCAGCCGGGAAGGCTGGGCTTTTTAGATTCCTGCATACAGAAGCGCGGTTGATACGCTGCGCTTGATCGGCTGAAGGTAAGCCGCTGCGGCATTGTATGCGGCGACCTGCGCGGGAAGCTCTGCTGCATATACGCTGTATCGCTTCGCCTGCTCGGCGTGGTAGGTAATGCGCTCGTCCAGCCGTTCGGCGGTCAAGCGTGTTTGGTCGGCTGTGGCAAGCTCAAATGACCAATGCGAGCCGGGGCCGCTGATCGGCTGCCCCTGATCGTCAAGGCGTCTAACGTAGATGATGCGCGGGCGGCGATTGAGAAAGTCTTGGATGCCGTAGGATACGACGTATCCGGGCAGGGCGGCTTGTATGGCTGGGACGCTGGACTTATTCAGGACGCGCCCCACACAGCCGGAGCGGGCTTTGATTGCCCGCAGGATGCGCCCGGCTTCGGTGTGGTGGTTGGCGTGGCTGGTCAAGGCGGATAATGCCTTGTCGAGGGTGTCGGGGGAAAGCTGGAACAGACCGTCAAGCGTGGTAGACATGTGCGGCACCTCCTCAACAATCAAGCGCAAGGCGGAAGCCGTTCGCGCTGACCTTGATGCGTTCGCTGCCGTACTTGCGGCGGATGTCGCTCATCGTCGCGCCTCGGCGGCTCTTGTGGCAGGCGGCTTCTTCCGGTCGCCAGTACCACATTTTCTTTTTGTTGGCGTACTTGAGGCCGGCGGCCTTGAGGGCTTCGCGGTTCGTGTAGGTATCGCCGGAGACCCACAGCCACGCGCCGCACAGCTCGATGTTGATGCCGGCCAACTTGATGATCCGCGCGATGATCGCGCGGTACTGCATCGCAAGGTCTGCCGCGCTGCGCGCTTCTTCGGCGGTTGCTTCGGTACGACCATCAGACGAAACGCGGGAAAAGCGCTTGACGAGTTCGTCATACTGCGCGTTGATCTGCTGCATGGCTTCGTCTCCTGCGCCGGGGTTGATGTCAGGATGATAAGCCTTTGCAAGTTCCTTGTATCGTTCTTTGAGCGTCTGCAGATTGGTGCAGCCTTCAAACCAATTCTTTTTCATGGTGTTAATCTCCTTTCATCTTGCGCAGGAGATCAAACAATGATAAAATGTGTTTGCTCCTGCTTTCGTGGTGGTTAGCGGTGGCATGCGGGTTTGTGTTGGTAGCACAGCCCGCGTTTTTTTATCTCTCGCTGTTGGTAGCATGCTTGAGATAGTAGCGGATCGCGTCCTTAATTAGGCCTTGCTTTGATGGCGCGGCGTCCAGCGCGGCGAGGATGTCGACATCGGTGTGGTTGTTTAGTTTGATGCTGAAGCGGGTACAATTTTTTGCAGCCCAACGTTCCTGCGGCGCGTATTTATTTTTCTTGGTTTCTATTGCTTTTCGCCTCCTGTTGTGCTAAGATAAAGGTGCGGCGCAGGCTTTGCGAACTTAGCCTTGCTTCGCGAACTTCAAAAGAGTTGCTCCGCAGGTGATGGTCAGATCACTTGCGGACTCTTTTTTTGATCGCAGAGAACAGATGCTTGATAGCTGGAAGCGCAACCGCCACTTCGCACAGTGTGTTGACGATGACACATGTAAGCGTTACAGCCTCTGTGAACTCCTGCACAGGCATCACCTCCCTTCGTTATGGGATCGGTGTAAGCCTGACGCCGCATCTGTCTTGAGTGCTTTCGCCTCTCGACGCACTTAGTATATCATAGGGTATTACTCTATGTCAACAGTCAATTTGCAATTTCTTTCAGACTTTTTTCTCGCTTGAAATTTGCGGTAAGTTGCGGCTTCCTGTATAAAAAAAGCTGTGCTAAAATATAATCGCGGAGCCGCCCGCGGAGAGGCTCCAGCTTCTCCGGCGGCGCGGTCAACGCGATTATACGGAATCATGCATGCGAAAGCCCAGCCTTTATAGCGTTCCTTCATTATATGCGATCAACAGCAGGTCGTTTGCAGTCAAGCAGATCGCAGGCTGGGCGCACGATCTGGACAGCATGACGCGCGGATGCGATGCGCTGACAATGCGCAGGTAATGACGCACAGGCAGCGTACAGGTGTAGCTTAATCGCGCTCGTCTGCGCACCCTGCCCGGGGTATCCGCTCCGACTCCTATCATATAGAAGGAACAGCCCAGCACAGCAGGCAGACACGCACGCGCAGAAGATCGGAAGCATCTGCCCGGCTGGCAGCAGGCACACAGCCTCCAGCGCAGGCAGGATACAACAGCAGATGCAACAGCAGCAGAAGAATACAAGCACCACAAGAATTTTGTATGGGTACTATACCTATACAAAGAGGTTACAGGGGTGTTTTATTTTTTTTCTTCTTTTTTTGATGTTGTGCTGTGAAAAAATGAAAATCCTAAAACAGACCCCCCGGAGGGATGTGCGGGCGTACCCCCCTCCCCCCGCGCCCTTGCGTGTATATATATACCTCCACCACCCACACCGGCACCCCCCGGGGAGAAAGGAGATGAGAAGATGTTTGAAGCGAAGAGAGATTCCCCTTTTCAGGCGAAGCTTACGCCAGAGCAGAGGGAAGAAATTGTTGTCAGGTACTTCGACGGCGGAATTACGATGAGAGAGCTTGCGGAAGAATACGGCGTAACGCGTCAGTACGTCAGCCAGCTTGTGAGTCAGTCGGACATGATCGCAAAAGCGGAGAGGCGTGCGGACATCAGATCGCGGGTTGCGCTCATCACGCTGAAGAACGCGAGTGCGGACGCAGCGGAGCAGCTTGTAGAAGTGCTTGAGAAAACGAACGGAAAGAATCAGGTATACGCGAAGCTTCAGGCTTTGCAGCAGATACTGGACAGAGCGGGCGTGCGCGAGGAGAAGAAGGAAGACAAGGACGTGCATATTTCGTTTGTAGGCGGAGGCATTGCGCCGAAGATGCCGAAGAGGCGGGATAGCGAGTGAACATAGAGTTCGACTACGAACCAACAAGGAAGCAGAGCCTGTTTCACAACAGCGAAGCAGACGAGGTGTTGTACGGGGGCGCAGCGGGCGGCGGCAAGAGTTATGCGATATGTTGGGATGCGTTCATTCGGTGTCTCATGTACGAGAACACGCATGCGTATCTGTTCAGGCGGACGTATCCGGAGTTGGAAAAGACGCTTATACAGACAACGCTGCAGATTGTGCCGAAGAGTCTTGGACAGTATAAAGCGACAACGCACGAGATGACGCTTACCAACGGCAGCGTGCTTCACTTCTGTTACTGTTCGGACGAAGGGACGCTGCTCATCTATCAGGGTGCAGAAATACACTGGCTGTACTTTGACGAGCTGACGCACTTTACGAAGGGCATGTATGACTATCTGCGGACGCGCCTGCGTGCGCCGAAGAAGCTGGGCATTGTGCCGTGCGTGCGGAGCGCGTCGAATCCGGGCGGGCCGGGGCATAGCTGGGTCAAGGCATACTTTGTCGACAGCACGAACATCGGGCGGCAGATTTATGAGAAGCATGTAGAGATGGACGATGGCACAGAGGAAGTACGTCTCATCGAGTACATTCCTGCGACAGTCAAGGATAATCCGCACCTGTCCAAGGATTATGAGGTCGAGCTTCAGCAAAAGCCTGCGAAGCTCAGGGACGCGCTGCTTCACGGCAGTTGGGATGCATTCAGCGGGCAGGCGTTCCCGGAGTTTGTCAACGATCCGGATCATTATGCGGACGGCATCGGCACGCATGTCATCAGCGCATTCGATGTACCGCTGCACTGGACGCGGTATGTCAGCTTCGACCACGGATACACAAGGCCGTTCTCGTTCGGCGTATGGGCGATTGATGAGGATGGCAGAGCGTACCGGTATAAGGAGCTGTACGGCTGCAAACCGAACGAGCCGAACACGGGCGTATGCATGTCGCCGGGCGAGATCGGAAATGCGCTGGCGGACTTGCTTGAACCGGAATTCAGGGAAGGCATACGCCCGATAGGCGTTGCCGATCCTGCGATCTGGGATCAGTCGCGCGGCTTCAGCGTCGAGGAACAGATCCGCACGGTGTTCAATGGCGTCATCTTCCGCAAGGGCGATAACACACGCATGGACGGAAAGATGCAGCTGCATGAAAGGCTTAAGTTTGACGAGGACGGCAGACCGATGCTGTATGTGTTCGATACATGCAGGGACTTCATCCGGACGATACCTGCGCTTGCATACGATGCGCGCAAGGTCGAGGACATCGATACAGCCGGCGAGGATCATATCTACGATGAAACGCGATATTTCCTCATGTCGCGCCCGATAGCACCGAGAAGAATTGTCGAAAAGAAAAAGCGGGTCAGGCACCCGCTTGATTAGTTTTTGGAGGTCATATGCAGAAAAGGAAGCCTACACGGAACAAGAATCCCACTGTCGGCGATGCGCGCCTGCTGCTGGACGATCCGTATATCAAGGATCAGCCGCTTAATGAAAGAGAGAAAGAGCTTGTACGCAGAGCGTATGAGCTTTTTGAATTTTTCAGGGAAAAGCTGCAGGACGCGCACAACGAGATGTATGAGGCGCGCGAGATGCGCCAGCTGCGTCAGGGAAACAAGAGCCGGACTTCGCCGCCGAGCATGACGCTCAATAGCTGTATTGACAACGTTATTGCCGATCAGATGGACAACATGCCGGAAGCGGTGCTTGTGCCGGAGCGCGCGGAAACGGAGAAGAGCGCGGAAGAGATGACCGACGTCATCGGCTTTGTACTCTATCAGGCAGGCTGGCCGGGCAAGTATCAAAAGCTCATGGAGGATGCGGTCGTTACCGGCACGGGCGTTGCACAGGCGTTCTGGAACGAGGACATGATGGACGGCGAAGGCATGGTCGACATCATCGCATGGCATCCGGAGGACTTCTATCCCGATCCGATGTACGAGAACATTCAGGACGGGCGCGGCGTGTTCAAGACC